CGGATCCACCCGATCCGCCTGTTCCCATACTACCTGCGCCCGTTCCTCCGCCAGCAGAAGTAACTCCAAATGCTGATGATGTTGAACTTGTTCCTCCAACAGTAACTGGATAATTTGAAACAGACACTGGTACAGGACTTACTGGGTTAACGACTGGAACAGTCCCAGCATAGTAGCTTCCACTAGCAGTGCCCTTTGAGGCACGCCAGCCGCCGCCTCCTCCGCCACCGCTACGATTTCCGCTCGGTCCCGCAGGACCTCCACCGCCAACAATCATATAATCAATATTCTCAGAGCCTGCAGCGTTTCCAACAGCTGATACTGAAAAACATCCTGGAGAAGTAAATACGTGAACTTTATAGTTACCACAGTTATTAGCTGTTCCTCCTGTAGCTGTAATAAATTCAGGGAATCCTAAGTCACTTTTTTGAGCATGATTTATAATCAACCAACCAGCAGTTGCGTCTTGATAGATGAGAGTCGCTTCTCCTCCATCCTGTTGAAAAACAGCATCTTTCGTACCACTTTCAATTGGTTTACCATTTCTTGCTATTGTTAAATTGTTTGTCCCAAAAGTAGCTGCATAATCTTTAAATGCAATAATATCCCCTACGCTTGGTGAAGCAGGTAGTGTTGCAGTTATTGCTCCTGATGTAGTATTTACAAAATATCCTTCTCCTGCAGATGGAGAAAAATTACTTGTTTTTATAGATCCTGTTTGCCAACTAACACTACCACCACCGGCGTTTGCAAAAGATAACACTCCAGACCCATTAGTAGTTAATACTTGGCCACAGTCTCCATCAGAAGTTGGATATTTAATACCACTTATGTCAACTTTACCAGTTCCTTTAGGAACTAATTTTAAATCTATATTTGAATCACCACCCGTTGCTTGTATTTCTGGAGGCGAACACGCTGCTTGATTTTTAATTGTTATTTCATTTACAGCAGAACCTGTTTTTGTAAATTTTAAATATTCATTACTTGAATCATCAATAATACCATGTGCATCATCTACAATAATATTATGATTATTAGTATCTAAATTTCCACTTAGCGCAGAGACTTGAGAAACAGTTACAGCTCCACCAGCTGCAATTGTTGCATCTCCAGACATATCTACTTCTTCAAAAGAAGTGCCATCAGCAACTAATATTTTATTAGCTGTGTTGGTTGGCATTTTTAACAATGCACCAACTGTTAAATTATTTGCTAAAACTACATTATTACTTGCATCTTCTATTACTGCTTTACTAGCAGGAAGTGTACAAAATACATCTTTAGTGCCTGCAGAAAAATTAACTGCAGCATCACTATTAGATGAAGATAAAATTGTATCTCTAGATAATGTGTCAGGGGTTGCATCTGTAACTGTACCAATACCTACTTCAAATTCAGTAGAACCTTGATTATATATACAGTAGTACGTTGTATTGGTGCTTCCAATACCCGCAACAAAAGTTTCAAATCCAACAACAGCACCAGCTAAACTCAATGTTCCTGTACCTGTTGTCGTACTAGTTTCTTTTACCCTATCGTTTATCACTAACGCCATAACTTATACTCTCCTATTATGATGATGTAATACTAATAATAGCATTACTCGGTGTAGAAGGATCAGGGAATGAAATTGTAAAATCTCCATTCGTCGCTGTCTTGTTCCCACCAAAATCCAATACAACAACTAACTTGTCAGAATTTGTGCTATTATAAATAGCAGCGAATGCAGCTGTAAAAGTTGCACTTGACCAAGTTGTGTCAGCAAAATCAATAGCAGTTGTTGCTGTAGTAGCTGTAACCGTCTGACTCGTTAAAGTGTTTCCACCCGAAGTATAGTTACTTCCTCCAGCTGAACTAACTTCGTTAGTTCCAACTTTAGCTGTGCTTGATGTTGTATAAGGATTAGCTGTGTACAACGCAATTTTAAAAGTATTACCACCAGATGAAAAATTATGTGTTCCTGATGCTAACTCTCCTTTAAATGAAAATGGTACTACGTTTGCCATATTTTATCTCCTTAATATTTTGATGGTGATTCTGATCTTAAAGGAGTACGAATAGTTCCATCTTGCCATTCGTCTCTGCGTCTTCTACCTTGTTGTTCTATAGAATACGTTTGCATAGCTCTTCTAAAAGATGCCTCGTAGTATTGTAACATATCTGCGGGACCTTTCAAGTATCCATATGCTTCTACCAGACAAGCATACAAAAGTAAATCCTGATATTTATTTGACAGATATGTACCTGTGGCACTTACAGAAGAATCGGTTAAACTTGTTGGCTGTTTTACATAGGCCAAAGTAATTTCATAGGTCGAATCTGGGGTAGGGGCTACAACCCAAAAATTAGCATCCCAATTTCCATAATATTTTGGAATACCTGCTGCAGTTGAAGGCGTAGAATAATATTCAGCCATAAAAGAAGTATCTCTTTTTTCTAAAAATATTTGATCTCCTGCATCATTTTTTAATTGAACATATCTTATAAATCTTAAATTGCTTGGAATAGTAACATATCTATTACCTGTAACTAATGAAGATGTTGCATAAAATCTATCATCATCAGAGTCAGAATCTCTATATATTCTGTTCTCAGCGTTTTTAATAATAGTGCTTAAAATAGTAGACGAAAATACAGAATCATCTACTTCTGTGTAGTTTCTAATATCATCCTGTAAATTAGTTAAAGTGTAAGCCATATTATGCCGTTAATGTAACTGGACCTGCAGTCACAGTCATTCCTCCCGATTTTTCAGTAACAGTTGCACTAGATCCACAATTAAAAGTGTAACTATCACTATCTACTTTAGTTATACTAAATCCTGAAGCATTTTCAAATACTGTATATGCCAAACCTCCGGGGCTTCCGTCTACATTTCTAAATCTAACTGTATCATATGTACTTCTCCCATGATTAGGTTCAGTCACAGTTACAATCGCTGATCCAGAAGTTAAACTAAAAGGATTCCCTGGTAATAAATTTTCTGTAGCTGGTTCTGTTCTAGCAGGTCTTGCTTGAGGTAAACCTTGAGGATCTCCTCCAACAGGTTTTGGTTGAAGTTGAGGTTGTTTAGGTTCATATTCTGAAATATGTACTCTTGAACCATTCCATTCTATAACCATTTCACTATAAGGAAATGCCATCCCTGATCTATCTGATATAAACTGTGCATATTTACCTTTTGCAAAATTAGTCATTATGTTCCTGGGTAATAAGTTTTAGGGGTTATGTAAGAACTTGTAGAAGATCCATCTTCAACTAATGCTCTATTTAATTCATCTTCATATAACATTTTTAATACTTGAATTCTATCTGGAGCAAATTTCATTGCTAAATAATAAGCTAATCCTGCAGTCATACAAGGTACAAATCTGTAAGGAACATCTGCTTGATTTGTATAGTCTCCTGCATCTTGTATTCTTTTTACATAATAATAATTAATTGTATCTCCTGCCTGAGAACTACCTGGTGTTAGATATAAAGTAATTTGAACTTTATCGATAAATCTTTGTACAAAATATTGAGTAGGTGTTCCTGTATCAGATTTGTTTGACAGAGCTTGGTAAGTAGATCTATTTATTTTTGTAAGAGGTGTATCTACATTTGAAGAGTTTCTATAAGAAGCCTCTAATATATCATCAACACCATAGATCGCAGTAGCATCAGATGCACCATCAGAAGAAGATCTATACATTGTGTAAACTTTTTGACCATTCACCAATGTAATTGAATTGTTTCCAATTTCCCAATAATGAAGTCCTCTATTACCCCATTCTTGAAACATAATGTTTAAAGATCTTCTAGCTGTTCTTAATTGATAACCTGATACTCCTCTTATACCAATTCTTTCATAAGCTTCTTCAATTATATCAGAAATATAAAAAGTAGATTCAAAAGTAGTAGTATCAGAGTAAGAGCCTGCTCTAATAGTGTAAGCTGTTGCTCCCATCCCACTGTGAACGGTACAGTAGTAATATAAAGTTGGAGCATATTCAGCAACGACTATTGTAGTTTTTGCACCAGCACTTCCTGGAGTTCCAGTCGTGGTTACACCTGTTGTATAAGGTGCTGCCGGACTATTATTGGCACTCGTAGAAAATGCTAAATAGTGTGTGCCATTTGTAGAGTCACTTTGATCAAAGATATATGTATTACCTTCAACTAAATTTAAATCAGGACTAACTGTTCCGTTAATATAAAATTTATTACCGGTTCCATATTGATTAGTCCCTGATGCTACAGTGACTGTATAAGTTATTGTAGCCACTTAGCCTCCTACTTGTCTATTAATAACGTCGCCGCTTCAATATTTGTAATAGTAGAAACTTTCATTCCTCCTGGAAAAAGTACACCATCCTCTGGAATATTAAATGCAAAGACATCACCATTTGGACAATCTCCTTGAAACAAAGTTGTACTATCTGTGTTGTCTTGTAAGACTATAGTTCCAGCTCCACCTGCATCAGAAGCAAGAATAAGTCCTCTTAATCTTGTTCTTCCAGCAAAAACTGCACCAGTACCTGTAACTCTTACTGCTTTTACATCTGATTTCATATTTTTTGTTCTCCGTTAAAATTTATGTGGGGCCGAAGCCCCACACTAATTATTTATTACGCTACTGTTGCGCCACTGTTGGAAATAATAACCCAACCGATTGTGTTTGCATATAATAATGCAACGGTATCGTTTGCATCATTGAAAGTAATCGTACTTCCATTTGCAAAAGTAGTTGGAGTTAAAGTTCCGTCTCCACCATCAACAACCATAGTAATGATTTTGATTTGACCAACTGTGCCATTTGCAAGTGTTAATGCATCTGCTCCAGTAGTTGTAACCTCAGTTACTAAGTTAACGACGTCAACCGCACCAGCACCAGATAGTTGTTGA